CGCGGCCGGTGGCGCCACCGCCGACACCAACGGCCCACATGCCGCCCGCTGCGGTGGTGTTCCAGCGGTTCGTTGCCCGACTGGCAGCGTCCAGGGTGCCGCCATTGGCCTGGTAGTAGGCGCGGGCCTCGCGGCTGAAGCCTTCGGCGAGCTCAGCGCCGTAGGACGCCAGGCCCACCCAGCGGGTCGGGTGCCGGCGCAGGTAGTAGGCGGGGAACAGGCGGGACGCCAGCAGGCTCTTGGTGTGCCGCGGCGGCAGCATGATCACCAGCCGGGTGAGGCTGCCATCAGCGACCGCCTGCAGGGCATCGAGCAGGGTTTCGACGTGCCGGTAGAACTCGAAGGCGGGCGCAACGGCCCGGATGAAGTCGCGGAAGGTGCCGGTAACGCTGGACTGGTCGCGAGCGATCGGCACCGGGTCGCCGAGCACCGGGCCGCCTGAGCGATCGGCGGTGAGGATGCTCACGGCATGGCGATGGCAACGCGGGCTGCTGAGGATGTTAAACCGCAGCGGCTTAGGGCGCCAGCGCCACTGGCCTTATCCGCCGTCAAGAGAGCTGACCTGCATGGCTGCCTCCACGGCGCGAGGTGTAGTGACTGGCCATGATCTGCGCAAACTTACGGATGCGCAGTTCTGTCTCAGCTTGTGTGGTGCCTTTGGCTGGCATTACCTTCTGCCAAACCTCCGTCCAGCATCGTAAGGATTACTTGTTGGAAGTTTTGCCATTTTGCGTGCAGCGTTTACGCCATACTTCTTGCGTGCCTTCTCAGCTTTTGCTCGTTGCTGTGGCGATAAAGAGGCGAATGTGCCGGATCGCCGCCTGGTTGCCGCAGCTCCAAGATAGCCGCTCATCCACGCCGCCTGCTCCCGAGTAGCGCGACTGGAAGCGACAGGCTTCTTTGGCGAGCTGGATTTGCGTCCACCTTCACCTCCGCCACCAGCAAAGCGGCCCCGTGAATCGCGTTTGTAAGTGCGTGCCATTGGAAATCAGCGCGGGGCGCGGCGATAAAGACGTGAGCGAGTGGCGCGAGCCGATGCAAGTTCGCGACGCGCCTGGCGGCGAGCAGATTGCTGCTCAGAGCGGAGCGTGGCGACATTGCGCGGGCCGCCAGTGCCTTCCTTGATGTCCTGCGTCAGTCGCCGTGCATACTTTGCATTCGCTTTCGCCTTGTTGACTTTTGACTTGACAAGGCTGCGTGCGATGGCCCGCTTGGAATTGCGAGCTTGGTCAAGGGCGGTGGCGCGCTGTCGCATGCGCATCGTGCCTCGCTCCATCATGTCGGTGGTAGATGGAGAGCGGCCCTGGTCCTTGTATCGAGAGATCGCCTTGTCGCCTTTATCGGCATCGCGGCGGAGCTTGGATGCCTTAGTGGGAATGCTGATGATCCGGCGCGAGCCGCTTCCGCCACCGGCGAAGCGTCCTCGTGAGTCCCTGCGATAAGTGCGTGCCATGGCCCGGGGGGGGTATGAATCTGCTTGCCGGCGCCGGCTAAGCCGTGCGACGAGCTTCGCGTGGCGGGCGGCGGACCGACCAGAGGTGACACAGATCAAGCTGTTAAGCGCCACCGCCAGCCACCCAGCTCACGACACCAGCTTCGCCAGCCTGGCGGCGGTGTTGATGGCCCCCAGCGCGATGTGGTACTGCTTCGCCTTGCGGGCCTCCAGCTGCAGGGTGCTGCACTGGCTGAGCAGATCGGCGATCATCTGCGGGCGTTCCAGGTCCCAGTCGGCCCGCATCTGGTCGCGGGCGGCGGCGAGGTAACTGTCTGCAGTGCGATCAGTAACCCCCCACTTTTTTGAAGCGTATTGAAGGCAGTCTGAGCGGCGACCACCATTAGCGATGATCTGCACAAACTGTCGGATGCGCTGATCGGTTTCTGCTTGGGTGGTGCCTTTGGCTGCCATTAGCGTACCCCGGCGTACTTGTGAGTTTGGATGCTCAGACTCCAGCGACGTGTCATGCAAGCCCGGACACACAACTCTGTTGCTTCATCGTCCTGGCTCACCGGTTGCAACCACACCAGCCGACCGTTTGCCGGATGCCGAGCCAGTAGCTCCTCCAACCGCTTGATGTCCTCTGCCGTCTCCACGGGAAACTTGATTTCGTCGGCCCGCTGCATCGCATCACCACGCACCTTCAGGCCGCCAGCCATCCCGATCTTCGGACTCACAGTCACCCAGGTGCCGGGTACTGCCTTGATCTCATGCGTGCCGCTGGTCTCCACCTGCACGGTGCCCAGGGTCTTGAGGTTGGCGGTCAGCGTGAGCAGGTCGTAGGTGCAGGGCTCACCGCCCGTGATCACGAAATGCCGTGGCTTCATTGACCGCACCACCGCCGCCACGTCCGCCACACTCATCTCCGCCCAGTTCGGCGCCGGATCGATCTTGGCGAGCATCTCGCCCACGGTGATCTTCTTCTTCTCATTCACCGGCCAAGTGTGCTTCGTGTCACACCAACTACAGCCCACTGGGCACCCCTGGAGCCTGATGAACGTGGCCGGCGTTCCGGTCCAGCGCGCCTCCCCCTGGATCGTGGGGAAGATTTCATTCACGCGAAGCACGGTAGGACTCCTCATCGTGTTGGGCAGCGGCCAGGTGCTCCCATGGGAACACTAGCCACTTGGACTCTGTGACCACCTCGACGGCCTGCCACCATGTTGGCTGCGTCTTGCTGATCCACACCGCGGCAAGCGCAGGGAGCCCCTTGTATGGATCCAGTGTGTGGCCGGTTTCGTAGACGTCGTCCACCAGCAAGCAGCCGGACTGTGGGTCCTGAAGTAGTGGCAGGGCGAGCCTGTGGCTCAGGGCAACGGCCAGTGGCAGGCCACCACGGGGGAGGCCATAGACACCCGTCAGGTGCATTCCCTCAGCCATGGCTGAAAGGTGGTCCACGGCTGCGTCGAACTCATCCCAGGTCAGCACCCTCATGGTCGGTAGACCGCGGAATTGGCCCCATGCTCGCGGACCTCGACCATGGCCAGCTGGCAACGGTCGGACAGGCCTTGCCGCTTGAGCCAGTCGTTGCCCATGCGCCACACCAGCTCCGCAAACCGCTCGCAGCCCACCGCCGGGACAATCACCAGGTCGAGCAGGCCCTGCTCATGGCCCCGGTGGAACCACTCCAGGCAGGGGTCGTCCTCGGCGATTACCGTCTTGTGATCGAAGCTGTTCTGCAGCAAGGTCTTAAGGTCCTTGAGCCCGCCGAAGTCGACAACCCAGTTGTGCTCATCCAGGGTGTTGGCCTCGAACTCCAGCCGTACCGCCAGGGCGTAGCCGTGAAGGAACCTGCAGTGACTGTGAGTGCTGCGCCACTGCCTGAAGCAGCAGCTGAGGCCAACGTCGTGTCCCCAGGTTTTCGTAGAGACAAAAGTCATTTGAGTCCGATGAGCTGAAGGAACTCGGCTTTCATGTGCGGTTTGTCGCGGAACTCGCCGCGCACAACACTGGTGACCATCGAGGTGTTGGGCTCGCGCACGCCGCGCCATTTCATGCAGTAGTGCTGTGCGTCCACAATCACGATGAGCCCCACCGGGCTCACCAGCCGTTCGATCTCGTCGGCCAGGATCATCACAGCCTCCTCTTGAATGTGTGGGCGGCTAAAGACCCACTCGGCCAGGCGCACGAACTTCGACAGGCCGATCACCCGGTCACTCGGCTTGATGCCGACCCAGCACTTGCCCAGGATCGGCACCAGGTGATGGCTGCAGGCGCTGCGCACCGTGATCGGGCCCACGCTGTAGACCTGGTCCAGCTCCTTGGCGTTGGGGAAGTCGGTGAGCCTGGGGGGCTGGTGGTAGCGCCCGGCGAACACCTCCTGCAGATACATGCGCGCCACACGCTCGGCTGTGCCCTGTGTGTTGTGGTCGTTGTCGGTGTCGATCACCAATGCCCGCAGCAAGTCCTCGACCCGGTCGGCTACCTCCACCTCCAGTGCGTCAAGGTCGCCAGGCTCCAGGTGCGCGGCGATGTTGTCGTTGGCCAAGTACGGCGCCCCGGCGGCCAGCAGGCGCTGGCGGATTGCGTCAGATGGCGTCATGGTTCAAGCGGCATAGACCGTCGGGTCAGGCACGCCGCTGTCGCGGAACGCCTCTTTGCGCTCGGTGCAGCTGCCGCACTTGCCGCAATGCACATCGCCGCCCTCGTAACACGTCCAGGTGTGCTCAAACGGCACCCCCAGCTCTCCGCCGATGGCGGCAATGTCGGTCTTGGTCTTGTTTACGAACGGCGCGATCAGGCTCAGCCCCTCGCTGCGGTGTCCCACCGTGCCCGTGCGCAGCGCCAGCTCGAGCTGCTCGATGAACTCTGGGCGGCAGTCCGGATAGATGAAGTGGTCGCCAGCGTGAACGCCGCAGGCCAGCACGTCGGCCTCGCTGGAGCACGCCAGGCCCCACGCGATCGACAGCATGATGGCGTTGCGGTTGGGCACCACCGTGAGCCGCATCGACTCCTCGGCATAGTGGCCATGGGGCACCGCCAGGTCGTCGGTCAACGCCGAGCCCTTGAGCAGCGGGCGGATCCCGCTGATGTCGATGATGGTGTGCTCAGCACCAAGCAGGGCGGCCTGGTGCTTTGCGCACTCCAGCTCCCGGCGGTGGCGTTGTCCGTAGTCAAAGCTCAGCAGCTCCAGGGCGTACCCCTGGGCCTTGAGCCAGTGGGCCAGCGTTACGCTGTCCATCCCACCGGAGACAATGGCGACTGCTTTCATGGTGTTGCTTGGGGGTAGAGGTAACGGAAGCCGTTGATCACCAGGTCAAGTCCGATACCTGCCGCGATTGCGAGGAACAGTTTGGTTCCCAGGTTGCGCTCAACATCTACTGACATTGCGACAGCGCTGCGTGCGCATAAAGTGCGCGACGCAGAGTAGCCGCCGTACCAGTTGTTGACCTGTGCGAGAGAATACGGATCAACGCCAAGCCATTTGATCCGATCAAGGATGGCCTGAGGTGGTCGTTGTTGGAACTGTGATTTCTTGATGCTCTTGAACTGACCTTGACCCATGTAGAGCTTCAAGCCTCCATACCTCGCACCAGACTCCCAACTACTGCTGTCGCACATGAACGGTCGGTAGACCTTAATGAAGTCCAGGTCGGTGAAGCCCAGCCAGTGAACCATGCGCTTACCCACGTGGCGCATGATCCCCTTGACGAAACCATGGTTGCCAGGTGTGCCCACCAAGCCGCCGATGCCCACCACGTCGCTGGTCTTGTAGAACTCGTCCAGTACTGATGGGTCTTCGCCCCTGGTGAAGATCGGCACCGGCTTGAAGCCACGGGCCAGCATGGTCTCGTAGTTGCGCTGCGTTCCCTCCGGGTCACCGATCACATCGAGCGCGAAGTAGCGCCACGGCTTGATCGGAAGCTGCTCCAAGAAACGGCAGTAGTCGTCGAGCTGAATCGGCTTGCCTGCCTTCCATGCCGTGAACGCACC